TCCATTGAAGAATGTCTAGTTGTCCTTTGCGAAAGAAAAGCTCTGTTTCCGATGTGACTGCTGCCAGATTGTTGACCGCTTTAAAGATTTCCTTAGCATCGTCTACCAAATCTGTCCAACCAGTTAAAGACATCATCGAAAATCGGTCTTCATAATACTTTTGTAATTCGGGTGTCATAACTTTATCCTTTTATGGGAGTTATGTTGTAATAATACAACAGTAAGTGGATACTATCACAAACTGCTGTATTTGTCAAGAGGTTTATTGCATTTTTCTGCTCATTTGTGCAACAGCAATACGCTCATTACTGTTGATGTCAGCTTCTTTCAAAGCTAATTCAGCAATCTTAGCTCTCTGAGCAAACTCATTCTGCGTATTATCACCACGAATGTTAGCAGATAAGCCTTGAGCCAGCTTAGCTTGCACTTCCATTGGAATAAACTGGGTCTCAGTAGCTGTTTTCTGTGCTTGACTCATGTTTTTAGCTGTTTCAGACTGTAATTTGCTGAGACTTTCCTGTGCAATAGCTGTTTTAAGCTGGAATTCTGCTTGCTGCATAGCTTGTTGCTCAGGGTTGGGCTGCATCATTTCGTCTAATTTAGCTTCCATTTGAGCTTTATTAGCCAAACTAGAGGACTGGATGATACCTTTGAGAATCATCGGCAATACAGGAGTATCAGGTCCTAGTGTTTGTAGCAGGGCAATAAGCTGTTGCTGTTCATATTCACGAGCAATGATGCCTAAAGTAGCTAAAGGAGTGAATTTGAGGTCAACAGTAGGATAACGCTCTGGGTCGAACTGCATAAAGCGATAAGCAGCCTTACGAATCAACGGAACCATAAAATCTTCTTGAAAGTTCATCAAGGTACGCTTGTATTTCTTGATAATTCCAGCTACAGACATAGATAACTGAGCACCATCACGAGTTGCAGGTGTTGGTTGACCAGAAGCATCTACAGTACCAGTCGCTTGTAGCAACATACGCTCAAAGTTCTGGCTAGTAGCTAGGTTATTGTTGTCAGTAGTACCAAACTTGAATGGGAATAGGATTTCTGAAGGATTTCCGTTAGTCAGAATAGCTTTACCGGGACGTACTTCAAACTTAGCACCTCTAGGAAGCCTTGTAGCGTCCATAGCGACCATTGGTGATGTAGTGAGGGCTAGGCTATCCATGTGAGCACGAAGCTGTGCGTCGATGGCTTTCTGCATATTGTAAGCCTTTTCTACAGTACCACGACCATAGAAGCGACCCGGCACTGAATCATCCTGATAAGCGACCACAGGACGGTCTTTCATCATGTACGGATTCTTTTCAGCTTTGAGCAACAAGTTACCGTTAGCAACTACAATAATACACTCAACCAAATCAGAATACTTGTCAGCAACAGAGTCGTCAGGGAAGAGGTCCACAACTTCCGCATCACCATTCTCAAGGTCTTCAATGTATTCACGAGGGGCTAATCCATAATAAGTTAGAACCAATACTTTGTCGTCTTGGAACTGGGCAGTTTCTTGAGTAGGGTCTAAGTCAGCATCATCAAAGATAGGACCTACGTTAACTTTACGATAAATACCCTTTTCCATTCCTTCAACAACTTTGTGAATAGAAACATACTTCTCAACTGCAACTCCCATTGCATCTTCGACAGTAGTAGCATTAGGGTCAATCAGGAAGTTCTTAGGGTTGATAGGATTAACCTTGAGACAGGTATATTCCTTTTCCATCACACCGTAAGCACCAGTACCATCAGGCATTGGCATTGTGGTTGGAATCAGCTCAGTTTTCTTTTGGACAATCAGCTCAGCAATACCAGTACCATAGATTTCAGCAAGTAACTCTACTTGACTGATGTACTTCTTGATTTGTTCTTTATCAAGGTCTTCAGTCATCTGTTTCTTGAGCAGAGCTACATCTATCGTTTGAGCATCTGCGACATCATCTGCGATATCGAAGTATTCGCCATTTCCAAAGATGGCTTCCACAATTTCTGCGTGTCTCGTCTCCACTGCCTGTTGAGTAGCAGGAGAGATAATACGGCTTCGTTCAGAGCTTCTTGTAGAATCGGCAGCATCCCATTGTCCTCTAAAAATACGCTCATATTCTAACCAGCTATCGAGGTAGTTAGTGTCTCGCCACTCTCTCCAGCGGTCTGTATGCGATACAACAAAACTAATTAACTCTTTGTCTGAGTCTGTTGGTTCGTCAAATTCATTTTGGGTTAATTTCATTTCAGCCATTTTTTTCCTTAGTAGCCTGAGATTACATCCATTACTTCGTATTCGTCGTCTTCATAGTCTTGAGCATAGTTCGAGACTGCCATTTGGTCCACATACGCTAGGGCATCAACAAGGTCATCGTGAACATTAGCGGTTGGAAATTGCATGAGTTGGTCAACAAAGTCATCCCAATTTTCATCTTCATTGAGAGTAATCCGCCCATGTTCGAACCTCCCTTGTAATGCCCATGCCACTCGTTCCGTCTTTTTCTTGTTACCATGAGTCAAATCCTGAATATGGAAGTAAACATTATTCTTACGCATTAAATCGTTCAGATACGGATGAACAGCGTTCTTTAATGCCCCTCTTTCAATCCCTACAGCCATCGGCTTATACTCAGCTACTACTCTTAGAATCTTTGCTGCAGTCTCTTTAATGTCCCAGCGACCATGAATAATCTTTTCAATATACCAGTCTCCTTCAGGAGCAATCTTGGCTATTGCGATAGCTGTTTCGTCTAAGCGTTTCTTGCTAGAACCAGCGTTTTTCGCAACCTCTTCAAACCCAGCCAAGTCGATAGCGATAATGTAGTCGCCATATTGAGGAGCTTCCCCAAACTTAATCCACTCTTGTTTAAAAATTTCCTGCCCAGCATTGTCGAACGACGCTTCGTATTCTTGCTTGAACGCAAATGAGGATAGCGTTTTCTTTGCTGCGTCAACTTCTTTCGGGTCAATCGTTTCGTTATCTTTAGTAGTGAAGTGCCACGCTTTCCATGTCTCGTCCTCACCATCAACTCCTAGTTTATAAATATCATAGAACCAGTTACGACCTGATGGAGTAGAGATGAACATAGCGTCACCCTTACGGTCAGACAAAGAAGCACGAACAATCTTCTGCCAAGTGTCTTCTTTCATAAAAGCACACTCGTCCATTACACAATAGTACAGACTCAAACCACGAAGCGTATCTGGATTATCAGCGCCACGAATATGAATCTTACGACCATTGACTAGCGTGACATCAAGGTTATTGATGTGTGCAGACTTAATCACAGGTCTACCAATCTCTAGGAGACTGTCCCAGATAATCTGACGGGACTGTCCCAGCGTAGGACTAACATACAATACAGCAGAGCCTTCAGGAGCTTCTAGTGCCTTAATAATAAGCATCATCGTTGCTAGTCTGCTTTTACCACAGCGACGACCAGCAGCAACTACTTTAAATCGTGTCTTGTCAGCAAAGACTTCTTGTTGCCATTTCAGGAGTTGAAAGTCTAAATTCACTCAACTTCCTTATATTGAACTTCGTCAGCGTCATTCATCTCAATGACAGGAGTGCTATCGACACTGCCAGTAAGACCAGTAATGTTAATACTAATCTGAGGAACACCACCAGACTGCTTAGTTGCATCAAAGGCAGATAGAGGTAAAACCCTATCGACACACATCTTGAGACAAGCAGCTTGGTCCTTATCGTCAGGGTCTAATGCCTTAGAGATAAGCGTGTTAATAATCTTCTCACCGCTAGTGCCTAAGAGTCTAGCTTTGAATTCAGCAATCCTAGCACCGTCCCCTGCAGGACGACCTACCTTGCCTCTGTTGCCTTTTTTCTTAGCCTCAATGTCGGCTTTCTTAGGACGACCTAGCTTTGGTTTTCCATCTACTACTTCTCGACGAACCAGCTTTGGTCGTTCATGTTTAATTTCTTCAGTCAAAGTCTTTATCCAATCAGGGAGACATTATTTGTAACTACAAGACAATCTATATAGATAAGTTTTCTATATGTTTAATCTCCGATATCGCTGCTGCATTACCCTACAGCTCGGAGCTGTGTATCCTGCTGTTTCGTCACAGTTCTATATAGATGAACAATATCACACTTTTGTTAAAAAGTCAAGTCCTTTGTTGTAAATAAACAACACTAGAGACCAGTTCCTGTGCGGGGCTCCACAGGCTAAGTTGTCTCCGCAATGGGTTACGACACAGTCCCTACGGTGTGCAGTTTCCATTGTCTTTCCTATGACTCTGTCCCTTTATTATTTCTTTATTGTAATCAATGACATACAGTAAAG